AGTTTGCTGTGTTTGTAAGTTTAAAAGTTCCTTTGATGCCTGATGTTGAGTCATCGATTGTTGCAATCAACTGACCAATGTCATTGGAGTTAAAGTCAACATCATCAATATAAAGTTCTGTAGCAGAAGTTAATGTTGTAGTGTCAAACGCTACATTGCCTGAACCTGGGTCTTGTTCAGTGGTGCTTGTTATGTAATTGTATTCGTGGGTTTCTCCACCAAAAGAACCAGTAGCACCTTGGGTACCTTCTGTACCTTGAGCACCTTCTGTTCCTTGAGCACCTTCTGTTCCTTGAGCACCTTCTGCACCTTGTGCACCTTCGGTACCCTGTGAACCTACAGTGCCTTGTGCACCTTCAGTACCTTGAGTTCCTTGAGCGCCCTCTGTTCCCTGTGTTCCCTGAGAACCTTCAGTTCCCTGTACACCTTGTGTACCAAGAGTTCCTTGTGTACCTTGTGTGCCCTGTGTACCTTGTACACCCTGCTGTCCTTCAACACCCTGTGTACCTTGAGTGCCTTGCGTTCCATTAGTGCCATCTAAACCTTGAGCACCCTCAGTTCCTTGCGAACCAACAGTTCCTTGCGTACCTTGTGCTCCAACTGTTCCCTGTGTTCCTTGAGCACCGACAGTACCCTGTGCACCTTGCGTACCATTTGCACCATCAAGACCCTGTGCACCTGCCGTTCCTTGTGCACCCTGTGCACCCGTATCGCCAGTAGCGCCCTGTGTACCCTGGGTACCTTGCGCACCAGCGCTTGTGCTGACCCATGCACTTCCGTTCCAAACACGGAGAAACCCAAGAACAGTATCAAAGTAAATTTGACCAACTACTGGTGTGGATGGCGCAGTTGCTAAGTTCTGAATTCGAGCATTCTGAAGTTCTAACTTAGTTAAATCAATAGGGGTTAAGTATTTGCGTGCCACTCAGGGTCTCCTTAAGACAGGTAGGCTTTTCCGCTAAATGCGGCTGAAAAGGTTAGAACAACTTGATTCCGAGTGGTGTAAGAAATTTCGCCCTCGACGATTGTACCTGCTGAATCTAAAATTGTAACGTTAGGATAGAAGTCAAGATTATGATTTATTGTCCAAGTAGCGCTAGAAGTACCCTGCGTGTGAGCGTAGGCAAGGTCTGGAAGTACTACTTCTGCTGAGGTTCCTGGGGTTCCGTAAGATACGGTTCCTGAAGGAGTGGTTATGCTAATGACGTCGTTTACATACGTCGTTGAGTTAGCCCCTGGTCTTACATATTGGCTCATGGAATAGTCACCTCTTTAGTTACAAAAATTTTACCTGTTACGTATGTCTTTGTAACGCCATTTGCATCAACCATTTGAATGTCGTAATAGCACATATTTGGAAGAAGCCTAGTCTGCTGTTCGTTGAGGTCCAACTGTAGAGTACGAATCCCCGCTCCGTCTCCTGTGCCTACATCTGGCTTTGTAACTGCGAAGGAGGTTATTAGCGCTGAACTTCCTGGCATCCGTCTAATCTCAGAGGTTGCAGTATATGTGTCAAGTTCAAAGTCAAATACGATATTCCAGGTGTAATCGTCGCCTTCATAAATGTAGAGGTCTTGAACAATCGCTGTAACTTCTGGTTGTGTTCCTCCGTATGTTGGGATTGGAACGTATACACGAAGTGGAGTAGACCTATCATCAATTTCCATTGGTTGAAAGATTGGCACATAACGATTTGTAGTTTTAGAAATTCGACGTAGACTGAACACATCAATTTTGTACAAACCAATTCCAAGTTGTGAACACAATTCGCGGTATTGTGCTTGACGAGCCTGAGCCATCTGCATTAATTGTTGATAACGTTCAGAACGTGGAATAGTTACACCATCTGGTGCAAATACGTTGATGTCAAATGCTGCATCATTTGCTAATGCATAAAGCGCTAATACCGATGCATGTACAACCACTGGATACTCTTCAACTCCAGGAAGATTGGTAATCGTCATCGTGCGCCCGTACGAGTCTGTGTGATTTAAAGAGTGTTCTGCAAAAGCAGTAGAAATATAGTGTTCAACTTCTCTAGAGGTAAAGTATTTAAAGTAGTTACCAGCAACGATAATTACGTCACCTTCTGCAGGCGTAGTGTCAAATACTATGTAGCCTGTAGCCTCTTCGACCTCAACGTCATCTGACACATTAACGTTATCTTGGGTGATTACTAAGTTAGCGCCATCAAGAGGTGAGTACGGAACTAGAAACCGATTAGTAGTTCCATCTGCGGTAAATGAGTACACAAAAGACTTAGGAATGTCGCCAATTTCATAACGCAGTCTGTCAGCCAGTACTGAGAGTGTAGCCACATAACCTCCAAAAACTAAGTGTAACAATTCTCTCTTGTAATTGCCTTTTATTCAGCACAAAAAGGTCCAACCCCCAACTGGGAGGAGGGCGGGAACCAGTTGAGGGTCGGACTACTAGCGACGGCTTAGTTAGGCCGCCAAATGTAACCCAGTTGCTCTAAGTAATCCGCAAGGTGTCGTGGAACACGGTACTTGGCTCCTGCTTTAAATGAGTAACTTTGAGGAGTTCCATTAACCACACCGAATGTCATATCATCGATGTCGGTTACTGTTCGAATGATTACGTATTCATTCGACACTGAGACTCCAACATCCTCAATCTCGTCTAATACGAGTGGGGCATCAGGTTTCTTTGGGTCGAATACGTCTCGTTCTAGGCTCTCTGCCTCTAACTGATTAGCGGTAGAAATTTCTTCTTGACGCTTCTTTAGTTCTGCAGCGTTTTGCTTTGCTGCTCTTTCGGCTGCAACTCCTGTTGCATCCAATGGACTTGTTGCTTTATTTGCCACGGTGTTTGTTCTCCTAAGTATATGGGTTGTTGTGTCTGGGGGCCAAAGAAGGAGTATGGCCCCCAGACGGTACTACTAACTACTAGTTGGTGTAGACCTTGACGATAGCCTGGTCTGTGATTACACCTAGACCCCAAATTGCGTACCAAGCAAGAGCGTGCTCGCGACCGAAGTCAAGAACACCACCATCACGAAGTTCAACTGGGAGAGAGATTGCGTGACCAAATGCGTTGTCACCAATCATGATTGATTCGTAAACTTCAGCACCGTTACCAGTTGCTGTTGTTAGGTAACCCTTTTCTGCAGTGAAATCTGCAGACTCTGGGTTTCCACCTGAACCAGGGGCTGTGTTAGCCTTAACAGGCACTGTTGCTGCTGTCGCTGGTGCACCAACATCAGTTGAGGTTGTGTATCCAGCGTTAACTGCCAACTTCTTTACCTGTGTTGTTTCGATGAATACTACGTCGTATAGACGACCAATTTCACCGAGCATGAAGTTACCTGGAGCAGCGTACTTTGTAACTTCGATGAACTCTGGGTTCGAACGAATGTCACGTGACTGCTTTGGGTGTACGAATTGTACGTATGTCTCACCTAAGCGAGGGATGTTCTTACCAGCAAGGGTAAGAGCAGCATCCTTTACAGCACCTGTTGACAACTTGTAGTTACCATCTAGGTCTGAAATCTGTGTTGCTACTGTACCTTCGTTGTACCAGTCATTAACACCTTGTACAGATGAGCGGTCGTAACCGAACACTGCTGATGTTGCTGCTGATAGTGTGTTGCGAGCCTGTACATCTAAGTACTGTGCCATGTGGCGACCTAGAAGACGTGATGCTGACGCCATAACGTCATCAAATGATGCGTTAAGAAGTAGTTCAGAAACTGCTACTGCGTAGCCGTGTTCTGCAACTGTGATTGCGATCTGCTCTGCTGTTAGAGCGTTGGTTGTCATACGAACACCTTCAGTTAGAGGTGTTGGATCGATACCAAAGTTCTTGTAACGGAGGAAGTTAACGCGGAGACCAGGCGCTACGCCTAGTTCTGTCTTCTTAACTGCGAATTGCTCGAAGCGAAGAATTGGCATTGCCTGGAACAAAATTTCCTTGCTCCAGATTGTTTGAATTGCTTGGTTCAAAGATGAGTTTGAACCTGAGTACGCTGTAGGCGCTCCTGCGAGTTGCCCAGTACCTGTAATTGCACTTGCCATTTAGGTCAAGTCCTTTCTTAATTGGTTAGTTGGAAGGGATTACTGATCGAACAGTCCCTGACCACGATTGCTGGCTGCAGTGCCAAGTAGTTTGGCTCTTTGTTTCGCATAGTCGGCCATTGTCATGTCCCGAATTGCATCGGGTGTGTACGATTGTTGTGACGAGTCATTATCGAGGGGTCCTGAGGCAGGTGCGGTAATTCGAGTACCTGCCATTTGTTGCTTCGCATTCTGCATGGCTGCTTGTGCAGACTGCAAGATGCTTGAAGACTTTTCTTTGAGAGTAGCGATGCTGCTCTCAATTTCATCGGGAGTATTACCTTGAATCAGATCGATTAGTTCAGGAACAATATTGTCACGTTCTTGTTCCAAACGATCTTGACGGTAATTCATTAGTTCTTGGAACCTGCGCTCTTGCTCTAGTAGAGCAAATGCACGTTCTCTTTCAAGACGTTCGTTCTCTAGTTGAGAATTAAATTCTTGCTCCTTCTTTGCGAGGAGTTCTTTGAACGATAGTTCGTTTTCTTCTTCTTGCTTACGCTTTTCTTCTGCCTCTTTTTCAAGAGCCATACGAAGGTTCTCGCGTTCTGCTTCTTTGGCTGCGGCTT